GGCATCACATAGCCTGTTCATCAATACTAAAGCTACTGTTATCTTGAATAAGAGGATCTTGACCGATTTCTTCCATACCTTGTTCATCATTATAGTCAGAAGGAAGAATATCATGCTGTTTAGCAACAGATAGCCATACAGAACGAGGAATCAACCGATTTTGATACCATTCAGTAACTAGACGTGCCCACTCAGAGCCAAGAGGTGTTGGGTTGAAGTCTGCTGATAGCTTAAATTCAAGATCATTGACATCAAGATCTTTACCATAACGCCAACGAAGCATTAGCTTAATAACTTCTTTCATAGTAGCAGAAAGCTTGTTATTTAGTAGACCTAGCTGTGCAGTTAAGCTTGAGTTACGGATTTCTAGAGCAATACCAGATTGATCACCTTCAGGAGCAAGAATACGAACACCCATACGAGTCATCTCTGCAAGAGAAGATTCAATAGCACGATCCATATCTACAAGAGCATCTGTTGGAGTCTTGAAGGCATCGATCTTGTCATTAGCCCCTAGTTTGATCCAAGAACCTAGACCTGCGTTAACAACTGAAGCAAAGTCTTCTTGACCCATGTCAGAGAATACAACAGGAGTAAAGGTTGAAGCACCATACATTAAGTGGTTACGACGAGAGACTTTATTGTAGAGAGCGATTTCTTTGTCGATCAAAGGAGTCAACATAGGAGCTTCAAGACCTACTTCACCATTTAGTGGGAAAATAGGTAGTCGTCTCATAGGTTCACCCCACATCATTGGAGTGATAGGGTCACCAGCAGGAATCCAGTGATCATTAGCAAAGATTTCAGTTCCAAAGATCTGAGTCATGCGTAAATCACCGTTAATCAGATCTACAGTTGTAGCTCCTTCTTTCTTGTAATATTGCACCCTATAAACACCAGCGTCATCAAGATAATGATCTACAGCAACTACTTCGAGATCAGGATGCCAAGCAGACTCTCTATAAGTACGGTCAATGTAACGAAACACTACTCTAGTAAGAATAGGACGCCCTGAAGCAGCATCTAAGCCTGTTTGCCAGTTGATAACATCTTCTGCTCTCCAAAGAACAGGATAAGGTGCAATCATCTTCTTTTGATCTGTATCAAGGTTAGCATAGTTTTCAACAATAGGAAAGTCTACTGAAACCCAACCACGGCTAGTAGAAAGCTCTTCCCAAATAGCAGAGTCAAGAAAAGCAATAATAGCTCTGCCATCTTCTGTAAAGTGATTACGAATCCAATATTCTGCTTCTTCTGGAACAGTATCAGGAAAGTCAATCTGAGGAGGCTTACGTAGCAAACCACCAGTAAGGATCTTAGCATACTGAGAGGTTAGCCCTGGTAACTCTGCTTCAGCAACATACCAACGATATTGCTCTTGGCTCATACGAGTGCTGAAAGGAACTAAAAGGTTAGTGTAGTTAATAGTGTCGATGTAGCGATCATGCTCTTTAGTATAAAGTTCACCATTAAGAATAGCTCGGCAACGCTTCCAGATACGTGTCATAGACTCATACTCGTAGGTAGCTGTTCCGACACTTGTCTTAGTCGATGTAGTAGGTATCTGAGCCATGAGGCTACTCCTTATAGACTGTTATCTGAATAAATCACATCTAGATCACGAGTGATAGCTTTAGCCCAAACACGCTTAGGTGCACCTGCACCAGCACGATAGCTGAGAGTGGTACGGTTAAAATCTAGATCAGTTTCGCCTTCATAACGCCAGCCAGCTGCTGCTGTGGGTTTGGTTGCATCATCTGTAACTAACAAGTAGATACCACTAGGAGCTTCTTCTGGTGATAGTAGCTGGAACGAGATTTGAGTAGCGTCGGCATTAGTGAGCTGAACCCAGTCAGCTTTTGTGACAGTAATAATAGCTTGATTTCTAGCCATTTTTGTTTCCCTTTAATTTTGTAATTTCAGAAAGTTTAAAAGACCTTAAATTTAAGACTTAAAAACAACGGGTTGTGTAGATGTTAGATTTTTTCGTGCTTTATGAAGGCCTTAACAAGCACAGCTACAATGTCTGAGCGCACAATGTCATCAACTGTGAACTCAACAATAGGAATTTCTAAGTCATATTTGTTAATAATCTTTTTAAACTCAACAAGACCAGAGTCTCGTGTGTCTCTTTGCATAGGATCACCCATAAGAACCATTTTAGAGTTCTCACCGATGCGAGTAGTAACTGCTTTCACTTCTTCATAACTTAGATTCTGAGCCTCGTCAACAAGAATAATAGCATTCTCGTAAGAAGCACCACGAATAGTTTCTAGAGGTTGAAATTGAATTTGTCCTGAATGTTTCTTAGCATCGTAGTCTCCAGAACCTAGTCTTTGTTTAATAACGTTAACCATTGGAGCTAACCAAGGACCTAACTTGTCTCCGATGTCTCCAGGAAATGAACCTAAAGTAGGACCTGTTGGAATATTTGCTCTTGTTAGAATAATTGACTTTGCTTTTCCTTGTACTAATAGGTTAACAGCAGCGTTAACTGCACACCAAGTCTTTCCTACACCGGCTGGGCCGATAGTAACGATCAACTGAGCTTGTTCAATAGCTCTAAGTAGTCGATCTTGATTGGCTGTCTTAGGCTGTATGTGAACAGCTTTCTGAACTAAAGGTCGTGGTTGGACTTCTGTTTTAGAAGGGCGAAGACGAGTTCTTTTAGTCATAAAAAATCCTTAAAAAAAGTGAGGAAAAGTGTGTATCTATAATGAGATAATCAAAGACAAGGAGTGTCACGATGAAGACTACGAAGCATGAGACTGTGGAAATCAAAGATGGTGTTTCTGCTTTGCAGTACATTGTTGATCTTCATTTTGTTTCTGAAGATGGAGAAAGTGGTTACAGTAAAACTCTTCGAGTAGATGCTGACTCGAAAGAAGCTGCAGTAACTAAAGCGTTGCTAAAGTACTCTGATACTAAAACACCTTTTGCAGGTGCCTTAGTTTACAGTCTAGTTTTGGCGTTCTAAGCTAAGCATGCATCTAACTACTTAACCCGACAACAAGGAGCGTCAAATGAGCAGTGGTTATCATGGTAAGTGGAATGACTTCTTCATTGAATTGAAGGTAGGAGAGAGTGCGTTTGTAAAATGTCCAACAAACGCGGATAAGAAAACCTTTAGCTCTCGGATGGATTACTACTCCAAGATGTTTAAACGTAAGTTTAAAAGCACTACAATCGATAACCAGATAAAGGTAACGAGGGTAGCATGATGGAGTTGACACTAAACGAATTGCGTGAACTATGGTCAACTTGGTCTAAAGACTTAGACCTTCGTCGACTACGTTTCGGACAATACGTGTGTGACCGGAAGTTAAAACCTGGTTATACTTGGGCTGAGTGCTTCTATGCAAAGTCGGAAGATGCTTTCGAAATTCTTTTGCAGTTGCTAGAAGAAGGTCGTTTCACTGGTAAAAAAGTGAGGGAAACGGCGTAAGACAGACTATCATCTTTCAACAATGGAGTCAGAAATGAAGCTACTTATCGAAGCTGCAAAAGAACTGTTGATTCATTCTGTTTACACAGCCTTGGTTGTTTACGGAGTCTATCTTCTAGCTAAAAACATGACAGCAGTTTCAGCTGTGCTTACATAGGTTCAATTCCCAACAATGGAGGTTACCATGGGAGTTTACTACCGCGTGTCTTGCAGATGCTATATCTGTAAGAATCGTGTTCAGGTCGATACCAAGGATTACTTGGTGTTTGACAAGACTGTTAAATCCGCAAGGATTTGCAGTTTCTGCCGTGGTAAGGTTGAAGTGAAAACTTCAATTGCCACTACGGACTGGGAGGATCTTAAAGATCCCTCCTGGTAGTGCTAACACCTGAGTAGGTGTATAAACTGCTCATAACTGACGTTAGTAAATTCCCAACAATGGAGCCGAAAATGTTGACTAAGCTACTTAAGTTCTTTCGTAGAAATCAAGAGCTTGAAAAAGCTTGCGATATGTATGAAAGGTTTTGGTTGAAGGAGTGTGTAGATCATGCTCAGACTAAAGTAGACATTGCAAAAGAAGGGTTGAAGAATGTAGTGGGAACTCTACATACTGCACCTGAAGACTATGAGTTTGAAGAAGCTTATGGTAGAGCTTTGGAGAATCTTAGCAATGCCTACAAAGATCTTGGCGATTACTACATGCGTCAAGGTCAATAAAGCCTAAGACCTGATGCAAGTCTTTAAACTGCATCGCAAACAAAACCTCAACAATGGAGTTGAAAATGAAAGAACATCTAGAAGATATCATCGGAGCTGTGTTGGTGTTTGCAGTACCGTTTGTACTTGGTTGGGTAGCTTATGGCTTTGGAGGCTGAAATGTTCTACATACTTGTCTGGGACGCTACTAGTAATCACAACTACAGATCTCAAATTGTTGAGTCTGAAGCCGAAGTGAAGATGGTAGTGAAAGATCATAAGGTTTCTGATCAACCTGATTGGATCTTCTATGTTTCAACTGAGTTAACTGTAACTATGAACTGGAAGGAGTTCTTGTAATGAACTATCGTACTAATAAAGATGGTCATGCTGAAGTTCAAGTTAACCAGACTTGGTTACGACCAACTCAGAAGTTACTTGAGCTTATGACCAAAGAACAACGATTGGCCTATGGTAGGCTGGTTGAGTCTACTCTTCAGGGAACTGAAGACCGTGTAAAACTTGGTGTTTAACAAAGAAATAGCATGACCCTAACAGGTTGTGCTATTTTTTTTTTTTCGAAAGGTAAAATTAATGTTTACAGATGCATATACACTAATATTTATTTGTGGTATCTACTTCCTATTTCGTCTAACAATTCGAGCTTTTTTCTTCTTACATAAAGCTCTTTTCTAAATCCTTTGGGGTTTAGTTACATTTTTTTTTTTCAAACTGGAGTCGACATGACACAAACAATGTTAAGAGCAGCGTCACAAGCTACTCTGTTAAAAGACTGTCAGCGTATGATTCTTCTAGGTTGGAGCCTAGTAGGATCAACTTACAAAGAAGGGCTGTACTGGTATCAAGCGGTGACTCGTTGAGTTTTACAGTAGAGCATCAGTTTCGAGAAACAGTAGTAACTCTTCTAGATCAGAGTGGTCAACTAGAAGATGTTGAAGTACTACTAGACAGCGAAGGAGTCTTTGTGCGTCAATGGAATGAGGACCTCGATCGCTATGAAGTAGTCGAGTTTACAAACAATCAGTTTAAAGAACTGTTAACCGCCTTAGGGCTACCTGAAGGAATGTATGTAGTATGATTGACTGGTCAAAGCCTGTATATTTAAATAACAAAGAAGTCTACTACATTAGTGATAGTTACTGGGAGTCAGGTAAGGTCATTGTAGAACATCCTAACCTTGGTGTTCTTAGAGTAGATAGACTTACTGGTAAACATAAAGTTTACACTCCTAATGGTCATATTGAGTATACTGTTTATAATAAGCAAGAGCCTTGGGAAGAGGCTTACAAAAAAATAGGTACTAGAATGTTCCGTCCTAGTAAAGAAGACTTCAAAGAAATTTTCGAGTTAGGCCGATCGTGGAACCAAAAGAAAGAGTCCTGAGGTTAGCGTTTGCAAGCCAACCAGTGTTCAGAGCAAAGCATGCAGCTGCTCTAGTCTATAAAGGCCGTGTGTTAGCTACAGGAGTCAACAAAGAAAAGACTCACCCTCTAGCTGGTCGTTTCTGTAAGCACCCTGAAGCAGTTTGGTTGCATGCAGAGTTAGACTGCATAGTAAAGGTTATACATAGACACGGAGCAGCAGTACTGAGTGACTGTGAGCTCTACGTGGCAAGAGTGTTAAAAGATGGGTCGTTGGCTGCTAGTTGTCCTTGTACAGGTTGTCAACGAGCCATAGAAGCGTTTGGAATTCGTAAAGTGTCTTACACAACAAAGGATGGATGGAATGACTAAAGTAGCAGATGTACAGAAACTAGAAGTAGCAAATGATAACTTTCATACAGCTGAAGGTTACTATCGTGCTGATAATCGTTTTGCAGTTAACAAAGAAGGTTTAATGACAATTGTTGCTGTTAATACTAAAAAGCATTATCGTTATAGTAACAGAGAAAACTTAGTTGGTTTACATAAACGTGTATGGATACCTTGTGCTAAAGAAGATACTCCTTTTAAATAAAAGAAGAATAATAATCTTTATCTTCTAACTAACCTACTACAACCCCCCTCCCCCTAAAGAGAAATATAGCTAGAAATCTTCTAACTGAACCTACTGACAACCCCCAAAGAACTCTCATTCTTCTTTATCGCTAAGAGGTGAAAACTATGTTAAATGCTATGAAACTTATTAACTCTCTCTTGACTTATCTTATACTTGTTGGTGTTATTGCAACAGCTTTTAACCCACAAGTCTATGGTCGTTGGGAAGCGCTAGCCGATCAAGCTTATGAAGAGGCTTGGTCAGACAGTAATCTCATGGAATCACTAGAATGAAAACAATAACAACCTTTGAAGCTGGTCTACGTAAACGTATTCTTTCTAGTCGTTTCCTTTGGATAACAACCTTTGGAAACGCAGAGTATGACACTTTGTGGTGGTGCCACAAAACTAGACAGTGGAAGACAGAAGGCCCTTTCCCTGAGGGTTCTTCTACTTGTTGTCACTGTCGAAGCTACAAGGCTTTCAGACGTCATCTTCGAAAACATGCAGCCCAACTACAAGGCTATGAAGTGGTACTTGTACATCGGTTTGAAGGTTACAACGTAGAAGCGAGGGTTTGGAAATGACAACCTATCCTATTAGAGTAGAACCAGACATCTACCAATATGGTGAAAATGTGTTTGTATGGTTTGATGAGACAGGTGGTGTTGGTGGTGCTAGTAACTACCTTGAGGAGGCAAAGGCACAGATGAAACGCTATGCAGAAGGTATGGAGCCAAAAATGACTGACTATAACAACGGTGAAATCCACGGCTGGAACGGTGGCGACTGCCCTGTGCATCCTAATACTAAAGTTCAAGTGTGGTGTCGTGGTACTACTGGATCATTTACTGATCTTGCAATCGGCTGGAGACGGTCTTGGCTACACCTCACTGGATCTTATGATATTATCGCTTTCCAAGTGATCACACCCTATGCCGAACCCAAGGTGATCTGGATGAATGAGTATAAAGACGGTATTTGCCATGCTTATAAAGAAAAAGCAGATGCAATAGCATGGGCCAAACTTTCCGCCACCCGCATTGCAGTGAAGTATGTGGAGGTCAAAGATGAGTGACGATCTGAAACCATGCCCGTTTTGTGGAACCAACCCTCTCATCCAAGTCTATGACGATTTAAATCGACAAATAAGCTATGTCATTGAATGTAATAATTATGATTGTCACGCTATGCCAGAAGTTGGATCAGATAGAAAAGAGCAAGCCATCGCTGCGTGGAACATCCGCGCCCTGCCCGCTGTGACTGTAGCCAACGACCATATTCCTGATGTCGGGAAAATGGTTGACCCAGCCGACCGCATCGAAGAGTTGGAAAGCGAAGTAAAGCAATGGCATTCAGAGGCAATGGCTTGGATTAAAAAGTGGGGAGCGGCAGAAGCCAAACTCGCTAAAGCGGTGGAGGCGCTGCGGAATCTGATGGAAGATGCTGGAGACCTTGGTGATAACATATGTTACTGCCAAGATGCCATGGACAGAGATTTACACATTACGGCCTATGGCATTTGTGAGGATGCCCGCGCCGTGCTGGCTGAACTGGAGGGGAAATGACCTGTCCACCTTGTAACCACGACTGTAACCAAGGACGAGATTGTCCATTGAGGAAGAAATAAATAAGGAGGAAAAAGTTGGAAATAAACAATAACCTAAAAAATAAACTCTTAACTTACTTACTCTTTGGCTTTTTAGGTGCTTTATTTGGTGCCTATATTAGCTTCTCTTTAGAAAACTTAGTGCTAACTTTAAAAGTTTCTAATGGAGAATCTACTATTGAAGAAGTCTTACCTGTAGTAGTAACCGATCCTATTACTACCGCAAAAGACTTAACAACAGCAGCAATACTACCTCATACAACAGAGTTAGGACCAATTAAAAAAAGATTGGTTTGGCTTAAAACTTTATGGAACTAATTGGAATAACCCTTAATTTTTAATAGAAAATAAAAATAATAATAATGAGTTCTTTTTTACTAATCCTACTTATTTTACAAATCTTTTCATTCGTATTCTGATGAAATGCAAATAACTAGGAGAGTCAACAATGACTACTTGGCCTGATCGCTTTTTCAGTATGGCAAAACTAGTAGCCTCTTGGTCTAAAGATCCTAATAGACAAGTAGGTTGTGTCATTGCTCGACCTGACAATACAGTCGCTTCTATTGGTTACAATGGTTTTCCAAGAGGAGTAGCTGATACGCCTGAACGATGGAATAACAATGATTTAAAAAATCAACTAGTTATTCATGCAGAAACTAATGCTATTATTAACTGCAAGGATGACTCAATGGAAGGATACATACTTTATTGTACCACTTTTTGTTGTTGCAAATGTTCAGGATTGATAATCCAGAAAGGAATCTCTGCGATTATAACTCCACCAATCGAAAAAGAAAGTTCTTGGTATTCAAATTTTCTAGAATCCAAAACTATGCTAAATGAAGCTAATGTTTCTATTTACTATCTACCAAGGATAAACTGATGTGTATTGACTGCACAGTTCAAGTCTATATAGACTATAAGGGAACAACGTGGTACTATCGTGTACATGACACGCTACAACGTTCTACTGATAAACTAAATTGGAACGAAGTAACAGATGAAGACTTAGCCGAGATGACTGAAAATCATCTAGACTTTGTTTCGGAGTTAGTTGTTCCTTAGAGAGGTAACTAATGCTGGCAGCAGTATTCTGCCTAGCTCAGGCTCTATATTTTGAAGCTAGAAGTGAACCGGTAAAAGCACAATTGCTCGTAGCAAAAGTTGTTGCTAATCGTGTTCAGTCTGAAGACTTCCCTAATACAGTGTGTGGGGTAGTCTATCAAGAAGGTCAGTTTTCTTGGACTACTGAAAAACTTCCAATAGAGGAACCTAAACTATGGGGCGAAATACTAAGACTAGCTGTAGAGATCCAACTAGGAACTGTAAAGCTACCAAACTCTGAAGCTTTATACTTTCATAGTGGTCCTAAACCTGATGACTTTAAAGAGTTATACAGATTAGGAAAAGTCGGAAATCACACCTTTTACAAATGAGGTTACCATGAATACTCCTACACAAACTAAGTTGCCTGTTGTATCTTCTAAACATTGGAAGGACGAAGACTACCAGCACGACTTCTACCTTCAAACTACAGAAGCACCTATGACAGATGTGAATGTCTTTTTTGATATTGAAGAAGAAGAGGAAGAACTATAATGAATATCGAAACTGTAGACTCATGCTGCACTGCTCGTATTCTTTCTGGTTTTGGTAAAGCTACTGCCGCTATGGATCCAGAAGACTATGGCGACGATGATATCCCTATGACAAAAGAAGCTCTGCTTAACGAAATGTTAGACAATAAACGCAAAGGTTTTGCTGTAGTTATGGGTTTCACTAACAACAAGCAGCATGCTGGAAACAAGTTGCTTCGTGAAGTAGGGTTTAAACGTACTAAGTGGATGTCTAAAACTCAGCACCCAGAAACCAAGTTACGTATGTGGTGGTTTCAATTAGATCAACTAGAAGCATAGGAGTCAACTATGAAGTATCGTGTTAAGTGGATGGTTCCCTACAACATCGATGGTACCGGTGAACTTGTTGAACGTACAACAGGAGCTATGGACCAAGGTGATGCTAAGATGATGCACTACTTGCTCATTAGCTATACCCAAGTGAAAGAAGTTGAAATCGTAGAGGTTACCTCTTAACTATAAAGCAGAAGGCTGGTATAACAACTGGCCTTCTAAAACTCCTAGACTCCGTAGCTCAGTTGGATAGAGCAACTGCCTTCTAAGCAGTATGTCGCAGGTTCGAGTCCTGCCGGGGTCGCCAAGTATGGAAGTGGGTGTTGGGACACAAGAGGGCCTTATAAACCCTTTAGCAGTAGATGACTGTTCTGGACCGAGATCGAAACTCGGCACTTCTACCATAACAACAAAGGAGTCTTAAATGACTACAAAACTAGTAAACGTTCACTACGACCGACTGTTACACTGCTACTGGCATAATGGAACTAAACACACTACCTTCGACACTCTAGTAGAACAACTAGTACGCGATCAACGAGCAGGACTAAACGTGTTATATACTATTGGTCATGATTCAATTGTCTTTGGTCCAAATCAGACTTATAAAATCAATCATGGCAAGTGGAAGACCTTTTCTAGCCTAGAACAAGTGCCACATAAATTTAATGTGCCTTTCCTTCTTGAATTGTTCGTAGCTTTTGCAATGGCGACAACTAATGATTCAATTTAACCACGATACAGGCGAAGTATACCTAGAAGTACCAGCTAACACTTATCTCAAACAGGAAGCAGCAAGAGATTACTACTTCCGTCCGAGAGATGAATCTAAAGCCTCTTTGCAAGAAGCTCAGGTCATCGTGAGTGCAATGAGTCTAATGTATCGCCTAGGTAAAGAACATCGGTCTCTTGAGATAAGAAAAGCTTTAGAAGCTTGAAGAAGCAATGATAGTAGGACGAGAATGAATAATAGGCCAAAGATAGTCGACAAAATAACGAATACCGTCCGTAAAGTGTTCTACACCCTGTGTCTTATCAATTGTAGCTGTTTCTGGTCGGTTCTCTAACCAACTAGTACGCTCCAAAGAACTAATTAAACCAGTACAACGAGGATGGACTAACATGTCAACATCACCACTAGCGTTAAGTAACTTACGATTGACAGCAGCAACGCTATCAACTATCGCAGGAGCCTTGTCTTTAGCCAAAACGGTAAAACCAGCCTCTCGAAGTATGCTGAAATCAGTTACGCCTACAGCAGCAGAAGTCTTTCTAGATTTACCAGAAGGATCTGGATAACAGACAATTCTGTTTTTAGGAAACTTAGCTCTGATCAGCTTAGCTAGTTCTTCTGTGTTAGCCGTGCCTTTAGACTCATGAAGAGTATGAACTTGTCCACCACGAATAGCATGAAAGCTAGTGCAGTTTAACATGATGTTAAAGTCAATAGCGCAGTGTACTGTTTCAGACTCGTCAAAGTCAGGTAACTCTGGATCAACATGTAACTTACGTTGAAAGGTATGAAACAAGGTTAAGCCAGACTCTTCAAAACTAGCTTCATATTCTCTAGCAAACTTAAGAGGATCAGAGTGCTTCTTAGCTAACTCGATTTCTTCTTGAGACAATAAAGGACTATCTTTATAGCTATAACTAAAGGTTTTCCATCTAGAGTCTATGTGCTCTCGTTGAGCTAAATCATAGAAATAGTCTTTACCTAGAGGCGTTGAAGGTAGCAAAGCTCTACCTGGACTAGGTGCACCAACTGCAGCAGCTTGTTTAGGAGACCAACGTGTAACAATACAAGGCTCAATAACAGACTCCCAAGCATCCTTAAGCGAACCACCAGGAACCTTCCAAGATGGTAACTCGTCAGCTACTACTAAGTACTGCCCAGAACCACGTAAGCGTTCATAAGCGTCTGCTGACCAACAACGAATTTCTGTGCCGTTTGCAAACACAAACTTACCCAGAGTTCTGGAATGCTTCCAGCAACGACTCTCTAATCCAAATTGGTAAGCTAACATTGGCCAGTAGATATCTGTTACCTGCGTATGACTACCGCAAAGAAGAGCAATGTTTTTGTTAGGTACAGATTCGTTTAGAGTTTCTAATTCACCAGCTGCTAAAGTAACAGCACTACCGGAGCAAAAAGACTTGCCAAAACCACGAGAACCAACAACAACAGTAAAACGCATTTTCCATTCGGCTGATCCTACTTCTATAGGTTTGTATAAATGATGAATGACCTCAGACTGGCCACGATGCAACTTAATAATAGACATGGTATTTCCTATGTTAACAACTGATTTATATAAAAAAGTAATCGACGACTTTCCACAGTTTAAACAAAAAATTGTGATAGATGCCGTAAAAATTATTTTCGAAACAATAACAGAAGCTATTGTTGATCGCTCCTACGTTATTTTTAGAGACTTCGGTACTTTCGAAGTAATAGAGCATATCATGCCCAAAGAAAACTTTAAAACTTTCAATCTCAATAATCGAGGAGAAACTTATTTTAAAGTTAAATTCTCCCCATCAAAAAGTTTAACAGAAAGAGTAAATAAAAATGTTTGATTATCTTCCAATGATTATTACCATTAACCTAATGTCAGTGTTGTTCTATGCAAGTTTTGCTTTAGAAACTTCACCACTTTACAAAGATAAACTGAAAGCTCTTCTTGGTACTATTGCTATCTCGTTTCTAGGTATTCCAATTATTGTATTTCATATTGTAACAAAAGGAAAAGTAAAATGAGCAAGAAAAGCGGACAGTATCAAAAGGTTGTTTATAAGCACACATCTCAAGCAGATACCTCAGGTGCTATGAAGACAAGTTCTATGAACAAGCATAAGCGTCGTACAACTAAACCTTATCGAGGTCAAGGACGATGAAAGTAAAACCAGGAGACATTGTAGTTATTAAAAGTTATAATGAAGCCTTTAAAGAGTCACCCCTAGCTTCAGAGCTTGAAGGTTGGGAAGAGCATTTCTTCCTTGTTGATGAAGTCTATGACGATCTAGTGACTGGTCGATCTATTAGTGGTGTTCTTTCAGGAACCTACGGAGAACCAGATTTTACTTTAATTAAAAAGGTGTACAGTGAAAAAACTTCTAACTGAGAATGTGGTAGTAAGATACTTTAAATACATGCGAACTTGGCGTAAACATCGAGAAACGATTAAGCAGTTAAATCGACTAACTGATCGAGATTTGTTAGACATGGGTATTAACCGTTGGCAAATCGATGAGTTGATTTTTAAAGAAGAAGATAAACAACAACGAGGTTCAGATGGCTCTGTGCTATAAAGATCAAACTTTCTGTGAGTCTAATTGTGCTAATACTAAGTGCTTTCGTTTTATCTACAAAGGCTTAAGGGTTGACGCCCATAACTTTGGCTTACCTTTAGCTGTAGCTGACTTTAGTACTGACTGTGAAGACTATATTAAAAAGGAGTGACCATGGCTAAGTGGGCAGAAATCCCCGACTACAAAAAGCTATATGAAGAACTTTTCGTAAAATATACTAAACTTCAAAAAGAAGTTAAGTGTGACTACTATGAAGCTTATCTAAAAGAAAGACTTCGTAGTGAACGACTGGAAAAAGATCTAGAAGACTATAAACCTAGAAGCAACTATTGAGGTGAGCTATGACTACCTGGATCCTAATAGCGTCGTTATTTAATGGACTCTTAACTACAACTTTCTCTAGTAAAGAGACTTGTATTGTAGCTGCAGATCTGATTATCTTAGAAGAAGATCGTGACCACTCTTGGGTTTTGTGTGTTATGAAATAAAAAAGGGGAGCGCTATGCTCCCCAAATTTATTTAACACTAAGTTCAACACTATACTTAGATCGTTCTGTTCTAGCACCCTTGCATATGTAAGATACTGGTCTGTCTTCATGTTTTTCAATATAAGATTTTAACTCAGACCAATCACCATAGTTAAAAATCTTATGGATAAGTCTATCTTGAGTGTCTTTATCTAAATCTCTAGCAAAGACCATTTCTAGTTTAGCTGTCTTTGGTGATAACCACCATACTTCAACTTCATAAGTCATCAATGTAATACTCTCAATTCTAAATCATAAGCATCTATTGGCTCTTGTTCAAGTTCCCCATAAGCTACTCCTTCTATGAAAAAACCAGAAGGATAGTAACTAAAACAACTTGTAGCTATCTTCTTAGAAACTTTATCTTTTAGAAGGAGAGCAATAGAATCAACACAATCCCGTTCTGTTAGGTTAATACCTATAACAGTAGAGTCTTTCAACTCCTCATCAGGTCTTCTTATCATTAACTGTAAAATCATGCTCTAAAACAATCCTAATAGGTTCTCTAATATCCGCGGACTCTACTGTAAGAGTAGGCGCTTTACCATAACGGTAAGGTAGCAAGCTTTCTAGAATACGTGTTTTGCAGTTTACCAGGTTGTTTATAACCATGATCCTAGGATTAGTCATCTCATTTTCTTTTTTGAGTAACTGATCAATTTCACCTAATTGGTTGACTAGATGCTCTAGTGGATCAAAATCTAAGTCTCGTAGTTTGTCGGTAGCAGCACGATGAGCCTTAGCTCCAGTGCCAGACTTCATGCTACCGCCCTCGTCATAGTCTTTTAACATTGCGATAGCTCCTTCATTAACTTTGTATGCCTTAAAAGGTTCCCTAAACTCTTGTAATTTAGGTTCATAACCTTTTTTGTAACCCGTAAAACCTTCTGCGGCTTTGTAATGGCCAGGTCTTTTACGGTTATACTTTTTCTTACTCGCCATACTCCATCACCTTTACAGTAACATTGTTACCTTTAATCTCAAAGTTGAAAGGATCAAGATGTGCAACAAACGCATAAACTTCATTGAATGTATCAAAAAGACCAGTGCTTTGAATAAATTCAAGATGAGTTTTAGCTTGGATTTTAATAACTGTAAGATTAATTTTATTAGAAAGGACTGTAGCTACTTTGTTTTCAAAATAAGTTGAATAGTTCATATAAGTCTCCTTTTCTTCTTTATAGCAAAGAGGTGAATCTTGCTAGTATCAAATACAATCGGACTGCCAAATACTGTAGAAGCTGATGCAGCACTTAACTCTGGGTTCTCAATCCTAAGAAACTTTGAGGCTACTAAATCTCGTGTTCTTTTGGTGAAGAATATAACAAAACAAATTCTAAGTAACCATAGTTATAATCATTGGTTATACAATGAAGAAACAAAAACAGGCATCGTTTTTAAAGATAAACCATGGGGAGCTAGACGGTTTTGGTTATCTAAGGATGTAAAACGAGTATTAAAATATAGAGAACTACTTAAGCTTAATCTGGATAATACCTTGTTTATTCAAACTTTTAGGCCTTATAGCTATGACTTAAAAGCAGGTATGAATGAAACTCAATTTAAAGAACTGTTTCCAGATTTAGACAAGGTAAACTATATCCTCTACAATGGAACAGATAGCTATGGGTTGAATATTCTTGAACCTCATTTTGATGAGCAAGGATTTAAACCTTTGTGCATGTTGACTTTGCCTACAAGTGAACGTTGGAAGCCTAGTAGTGTGCTCTTTGGAAAAGGTTTTAATAAATGATCTACAACATCGATGAGATCTATTACTATGGTGATCATAAAGTTCAACTAAAAGCTATTTGGTATGAAAAAGGAGACACTTGGGCAGCTTTTGTTTATGCGGATCCTACCTCTTATTCTTATGGTAGACAAGACTTAGCTCGACTAACTGTTTTAACAAGTAAGAGGTCTTATAAGAAAAAACTACAAATACAAGTAAAACTAAAAAACGATAATACTTTAGACGTTTTATTTGGAGTACACCAACAACCACCAGAAGAACAGAAAGTCTTGCTGAATACAACTGTTGAAGTGGAGCTAACATAATGGCTAAGTATAAATATAAGATAGACGAAGAACTCTATGTTGTTGGTACTAAAAGAATTTGGCTAGAAGGATCTGCAAAACATAGTAAAAAAATCAAAGGAACAGTATTATACCGTTTGTTTGATGAAATACTGAATAAAAATCGTTATCTGCTAAAAACAGAAGCAGGTATTCAGTTTTACAATGAGGAATCTATCACGAAAAGTAAACCTGAGCTTATCAAATATTTAGTGATCAAGGATACTGACAGTTATGAAGAGCTAACTGAAAAACCAGAGGTGTTGACTGAAGGCACAAAACTACTTTCTGTATGGGGGCTAAAGTATGAATGAGTTGTTCTTTGTCTACGGTACTTTGAAGAAAGGCTACAATAACCATTATCTTCTTGAAAAGAGTACTTACTATGGAAAAGCTATTACTGTACCAACGTACCAAGTTTATGCTAACTGGTTCCCTTTAGCTTTTCTAAATCCCAAAGGGTTGCCTCTACTAGGAGAAGCTTATTATGTGAAAGATGATCATACTATACAGGAGCTAGACCATTTAGAAGGTAATGGTTCTTTCTATAAAAGAGCTAAACGTAAAGTTAAGCTAACAAACTTCTTTAATGATGAGGTAGAAGCTTGGATCTATGAAGCAATGCCAGATAAAGTAATTGGAGCAGCTGGTTACTGCCCTATTAACACAGAACTGCAAGCTTATGAGTGGCATCCGTGAATATCTTCGCAAGTAACCCTTCAGCTACAATCTCTGCTCAATGGCTAGATGATCTTCGAGCTAACAAAATGATCATAGAGTCTTGTCAATTGATGTCAACAGTTATTAGAGAGGTAGATCCGATTTGGGATGAAAATCTATATAAATCTTTTAACCCTAATCATCCTTGTTGCCTTTGGACTAAACAATCAAAAGAAAACTTTATCTGGTTGTTACAACACACTAAAGCTTTACTAGATAGAGCTAAAGAAACTCACAAGTCTAGAGCTACCTTTACAAGTTGTTCTACTTGGTTAAAAGAAAAATACTGGAAGTTACCAACCACAGGTATCCTAGTCTTTCAAAACTGTGCTGCAAATGAAGGAGCAGGTATAAGCTATAAGAATGTTAAAGACGTACACTTAGCCTATCGTCTATATCTAAATCATCGTTGGAAGGAAGATAAAAAACCTCCAACTTGGAATACAGGCATAAAGCCAGATTGGTGTGATCTATGACTAAAAAAGAGCTAGAAGCTGCATCATTCTCTAACCTTGTTCGAGCTATTGATAAGAAATGGGGGCATACCTATGAAGACGTAAAAGAAGAAGATCTAGTACTTAGTGCAGCGGAAAAAGCTGGTTGGGATGATAACTACAAAGCACTAATTATAGAAGAGCTACCTCTTAACAATAAAGCATAAGAATAAAAAGAGGAAATAACTTGTCAGACAACTCTATTTTAAAATCACTTATTGACGATTTCAATTTTCGTAAGTCCACACTTAGAGCTGACAGAAATCAATATACTCACTTTTTAAAAGAAGAAGAGGGTAAAAAGATTATTCTGTTTTCTTTCGGCCATATTATCAAAGGAGTAGAACGAAAAGCAACACTAGTAGACTTAGCTGTTACGCTAGGTCGTCGAGTACGACAAAAGCTTCGATTAGCTAGGAATAGCACTGGGGCTTGTCATGTTGGTTTCTTTGTTCTAGTATCTTTCTTTGAAGTAGGTTTACTAAACTACAAACTAGTAAAAACAGACAAAAAAGGTAAACGATCAAAATACTTAACTTATACTGTAGAAGTAAAAAACAAGAAAATGTTGTTTGATCTATGGGATGAGCTAAACGTAGAAGATGATATTGATCTGTTTCCTATGAATGTTAAACCAGAACCTTGGACAGCAGCAATGCATCCTCTAGGCTACTCTATTATTAAGAAGTCTAGTCCTGAAATTACTAGTAAGATAAACAAAGAAGAGCATCAGATGATCTTTGATGTTCTAAATAAACTAAGTGCTACTCCTTGGATTATCAACAAACCTCTGCTAGATGTTATAGAATACTACATGGAAGCAGAAGAAGAAGGCAATCCTCTTAAATATAAACAAGAGAAGGACTTCGAAAAGAAAGAAAGTCTCTATATTGAATTGTCTTCTATTCAGAGACTAGCTAAAAAGAATATTGATAAAGTGTTCTATCACTTGTATAACACAGACTTTCGTGGAAGACTTTATCCAAATACTGCTTTCCTTCATGAGCAAAGTAGTGATAACGCTAAAAGCTTATTGCTATTCGCTCAAGGAACTCCTATCGGCGAAGAAGGTTTCTATTGGCTGTTAGTTCATGGCTCTAATACTTGGGGTAATGATAAGTGTTCTCTAGACGATCGTGCTGAATTTTGTTTACAGAACTATGCACTATTTTTAGAGTACGCTGAAAATCCAACAGAGAATACTGCTTGGATGAAAGCAGATAAACCCTTTAGTTTCTTAGCCTTCTGTATGGAGTTGAAACTACTACAAAGTTGGTGTGATTCTGGTAACTCTCAAGAGTCCTTTGTATCTCATCTACCTTTGTTTATCGATGGGTCAAATAATGGCTCACAACACTTAACTGCTATGTCTAAGGACGAGGAGCTAGCCCCTTATGTTAACTTAGTACCTAGCGAAATACCAGGAGATCTCTATGCCTTAGTAGCAGAAAAAGCTTGGACTCGATTAGAAGCTTTAGAAATGCGTATACCTAGTGCTATTTATGGACAACTAGACTATGTGCTAGAAGAAGCAGAACGCCTTCAAAAGGAATATGATGATGCACCAGCAGGTTCGGAACGAAAAGCCTTGGCCTACACTGCAGTACAAACCTGGAGAAACAATAATCGTAAACTACGAGAAGCTTTATACCCCGTCTATTGGAATCGTATTAAAGACCTCAAAATTCGTAGAAAAATCTGTAAGCGTCCAGTAATGACTTCTGCCTATGGAGCTGTTCCTTATGGTATGGGTCAACAAGTATGGGACGATACTCGTACTCTAACTCCTTACTTAGGTCAACAAGAAAAGCTTTGGGCTTCAATGCTAGGTCGTGAGTTGCATGCTGCTTGTTATGAAGACTTAAAGGGTCCAGGTGGACTGTTGAAGTTATTCGAGCAAGTAGCTGAGATTTACAATGAGAAGCATGAGTACATGGCTTGGAAGTCACCTGTGACTAACTTCCCTGTTGTTCAAAACTATCGTAAGCCAACCAGTAACCGTACTTGGTTATCATATGGGGACACTCGTTTCCATGTTGTAGTTGAGAATTGGGAAGATGCAAGTTTAGATAAAGACTCTCAAAAACTAGGTGCTTCTCCAAATATTGTTCATAGCCTAGATGCTGTCCATATGTCTATGGTAGTGCATGCTGCAGACTTTGAAGTAGCAGCTATTCATGATTCCTGGGGCACTACAGCTGGTAACATGAGCCAACTATTTACTCTAGTACGAGAGAAGTTTGTTGAATTGTATCAACAAGATCCTCTAAAACATATTTTGACACAGTTGAATTGTGTTGAGATGATGCCTAAACGAGGTAAACTAGATATCAAGAAAGTTCTAGAATCGGACTTCTGTTTCTGTTGACCTCTTAGCTATAAAGCAGAAATGCTGTAAACCAATTTGTATAAACAAAAATGAAAAAAAGGAATGTCTAATGGCTATTATTCGTAATATTGAACTATGGTGGGTAAAGTGCGATCCAACTAAACCAGAGCGTTATCAGGGCAAAGGTCCTGCTAAGTTCACGGTGCAAATCCGAGTTAAGGACAAGAAAACAAAGGAATCTTTAGAAAAAGAGTTTGGTTTCAAATTTAATCCTATGGAAGATCCAAAAGGAGGTTTGACTTACAAAACCTCTATTTCTCGTTATGCTTTCGGTTCTGATGCTAATGGTGTTGAAGACCCTACAAAACCTAACAAGCCAGTTGGTGTTATTCTAGCTAATGGTGAGTTGTTAGATCCGAATACCGTAGGCAACGGTTCTGTTGCTAACATTGCTTTCAATGTAAAAGAGGATAAATCTAGTCGTACCCTAAAGAATATTCAAGTTACTAAGCTTATCAAGTTTGAACCACGTGGTGATGCTGATGAGTTTGATCTAACAGATGATTTTGAAATCATCGATGCTGAGCCTCCTGCTGAAAAAAATGATGATCCCTACTAAGAGGTAGAAAATGACTGTTTATCTGGCTGGGCCTATTGAAGGTGTAAGTCTAGAAGAAGCAACAAAGTGGCGGACGACTGCCACTGCGTTTCTTAAGTATAGAGGTATTAACACTCTAGATCCTACACGACGTAAAAAGTTTCACGATCAACCCTACTCTATTAACTTAGCTAAGAAAATCGTTCGTATGGATATGAATGATATTCAAGAGTCTAATGTTGTACTTATGAACCTTAAGGATCGAGGTCAAGGAAAAGCTTGGGGTACTATCTGTGAGCTAATTATCGCACAGAGTCATAGCAAAACGATTGTAGTAGTTCTTGAAGAAGGATTTCAACATCCTTTTATTGATGTCTTCGCTACAGAAGTTCATCATACACTTGAAGACGCACTTCAAGCAACTCTAGCTTACTATAGGTAAACTATGACAATAGGCTATCGTACGATAACAAGAAAAAATGCTAAATGGAAGTTTAGCCTACATTTAAATGAAACAAAAGGACCTAATCGAGTCACTTATCATCCTGATAAAGCTTTTAATTTTTTCAAAAAGCTAGATATCAAAAACCACTATAAAGATAGTTTGCTAGCTAGAGCAACTCATCTTGAAACTGGGTTGTTTTGGGAAACAGACGACCCTGAAGAACTAGGTCACTTTATTGATAATGTAGTAGCAAGAACAGGAAGTTTCAAACATGACTACTGATGCAATTAATCCTAAACACTATCAAAGTGTGTTAGTTATTCCTGCTGATCGTGTAGCTCATCACACTGACCCTGATGGTAACATTAGTCTTCAGTATATCGAAGTCATGGAATACATGATGACAGAAGAAGAGTATGTCGGTCATCTCAAAGGCCAAGGCTGGAAATATGATCTTCGGCTAGGTAAAAAAGACGATCCAATTCAAGAGTTAGGTAAGTCTATTTGGTATCGTCAAAAGCTAATTGAATTCTTTAAAAGGAAACCAAAATGAGCTTTAATCGAGAAGTAAACTACAAGTGTGAACAAAGGCTCTTAGAGTTAAAAGAATCCTTAGGAACAGAAAAATATCGTTCTATTTTATTGAATGGTTATTTTGCAGGTGGACTGTTTACTTCAATAATTAAACAAGAAAAAATTAAAGACTTCGATTTATTTTGGGAGAATCCTGAAAGTTTAAAAAACATCGTAGAGTACTACTTAGGCTACTTTCCAAACAACCGACTACAGTTAAACTTCGTTAAAGATCCAGTCAATCCTAATCTTTGGAGAGGAGAACTATCTCACGCAGGAGGTAGAGACTTAGAACAAGCTATTGAGAACTTTAACTCAGCCTTTGGAAAAGTAACAAGTAATCCTTTAAAACCTCAATATCTTTCTAAAAATGCTCTAATGCTTTCAAACGGAGTACAAATAGTATTTCGATTTGTAGGTAAGCCAGAAGAAGTTTTTACAACCTTTGACTATGAACACTGTAAAGTATACTGGCGACCAGAGCCACTAGGTTTAACTCTTGGTAAAACTTATTTTAAAGGATTAAGCCAAGAGTCTTTATCGAGAAACGAGCTAATTTACACTGGTAATACACGCTTTGTATTGTCAGCAATTAGCCGTTTGAATAAGTTTATCAGTCGTGGTTGGGGTATTGCCCCTTCTTCTCTTCTTTCTATTGCTTTGTCTAGCTCTAAGGTTGCTTGGGATAACAAAGAAGCCTTAAGAGAAGAGTTGTTAGGTATCTATGGTATTGATAACAAAGTATTAAACACTATCTTAGATATGTGTTCTATTGATAACAAAGTTGATTTAGATAAAATTGTAAAGATACTCGGAGAAGTATAAGAAATGTTAGAAAAATTTGTAGTAGTTCGTGAACGTGATAACTATACAGAAGGAAAAGGTTATACTGGACCTTTGCTTCGCGAACTAGGTTTTCCTGAAGGGCCTTACATCCAAGGCACTGCAAAGATATTAATTCGTCAGTTGAAATCAATTAGCCAAGAAAGGTTCAAGGTTGTAGATTATGTTGCCAAGTAAACAAGTTGTATTTGACCTCGAGACCAACGGTCTTTTAAAAGAGGCAACTACAATTTGGCTATTTGTAGCAGAAGACTTGGTGACGGGAGAACAAGTTGTTTTCTCAGATTATGAAGCAACTGATAAACCTCTTTCAGAATTACCAGCTTTTCTAGATTCTTGTAGATTGCTATCAGGTCATAATATTATGATGTATGATCTCCTAGTATTAGAAAAGTTGTTAGGTTGGAAGCCAAAAGAACACCACAAACTAGTAGACACAATGATCATGTCCCAGGTTCAAAACTATAAACGTTTTGGATTTGGGCATAGTCTAGCTAAGTGGGGTGAATTCTTTGATTATCCAAAGGTTGAACATGAAGATTGGTCACAATATAGTCCGGAGATGCGTAATCGATGCGTAGTTGATGTTAAGTTAAATGTTAAAGTTTACAACTATCTTGTAAAGGAATTGAACGAAAGAAAGAACAAAGAGTCACTTAAACTCGGTATTAAAGCTGAACACGGTATCTCTCGTTTCGTAGGTCGTTCTATTCTTCATGGTTGGCCTTTTGACAAAATAAAAGGTTTACAAGTTAAGTTACAACTAGAAGAAGAAATGAAGAAAATTGAGGATACTATTAATCCTCAGTTAAAGATGAAGTTAGCACAAGTAGACAGGGATCCTGAATATAAGTCTCCAGCTTGGATTAAAACAGGCCACTATGCAGTTAGAACTGCTGGTTGGTTTGAGATAAATCCAGCTAGAGGTTTAGAAGATGATCGACCTATTTGGGGTGACTACTGTAGAGTAGAACTTGTTCAACCTGATATTGGTTCTATGGAATCTGTCAAAGATCTATTGTATAGCCTTGGTTGGGAGCCTGATGAGTGGAATTATGTCAAGAATGAAAGAGGAGCGCCTGTAAAGTCTAGTCCAAAGTTAACTGAAGCTTCTTTAGAACCTTTAGGTGAAATTGGTGCTATGATTAATCAGTTCTATACTCTTCGTTCTAGGCATTCAATTCTTAAAACTTGGTTAGAAGAAAATCTAAATGAGGAAACTAATCGTATTCATGGTGATTGTTTCGTTATTGGAACCCCTACTGCTAGAAGTCGTCATACAGTTATTGCTAACATACCTAGCGCTGATGCTAGTTTTGGTCCTGAAATTCGTAGTCTATTTAGTAGTCCACAAGGCTACGTTATTGTTGGTGCTGATTCTAAAGGAAACCAAAACCGAGCCTTAGCTCACTATCTAAACAACGAAGAGTATACTGCAGCTGTCTGTACCGGTGATATCCATGACTTTAACAGAAAGATTCTTGAATCTATTGTTGGACCAATGGGACCAGATGGTCGTAAGAGAGCTAAAGCTTTCTTCTATGCTCTTATCTTTGCTGGTGGTGCTGGCAAACTAGCTCTTATCGTAACAGGAAGGCGAAATAATGAAGTAGGAGTAGAAATCAAAGATGCTTTTCTAAGAAAGATTCCAGGGCTAAATGAAACTGTTTCTCGCTTAGAAAAAATGTTTGAAGCAACAGAAAAGAGGACTGGTAAGGGTTACATTATGGCACTAGACGGACGACCTATCTACATGGAAGGTAAACGTTTAGCTTTAAATTACTTACTACAATCTTTTGAGAAGATCACTGTTTCTGCTGCTATTGATCAGCTACAAGAAGAACTAGACCGAAAAGGTTTTGATTGGCAACCTCTTATTGTTTATCATGATGAGTGTCAATTTCTTGTTCGAGAAGATCAAGCAGAAGAAGCTAAACAAATTGCGCTAAGGGCTTTTAGAGATGCTCCTAAAGCTTTTGGTGTTAACATTATGGATGGTTCTGCCTCTATCGGTAAGAACTGGTATGAAACTCATTAATAAGGAGAGACTGATGACTAACGTACTTCGTACTCAATTTAAAAATAAAGATTCTCGTTTGAATATTGCTAAAGGTATTTTAACACTGTATAGTGGTGAAAAGACTGAACGATATAATGTTAAAGTAGAGCTGGATCTACCAGTTATTCGAGAGTTTTTAAAAACAGCTTATGCTAATGGTAAGTACCCTACAAAAGGTCTTTCTCATAAAGCAAAAAAGAATGGTTTTATCTGGAATAAATCAGGCTTAACAAGATACGATTTTATGCATAGTAAAGTATACAAACTATCTCCTAACACTGAACACACAACTAGAATCCTTCAAGCAATGGTGCGTGCAAATGTCAAGTAAAGAAGTCTATCCAGAGTACTTCACTGTAGAAGACTATGAGATTGAAGTAGATAAATCTCTAGCCTTAGGTTGTGTAGAGCATGCTATTTTGTTCTATCACTTTGCTAATTACTGCTTAGAACGAAATGAAGACTTTATCTCAGAAGAGAAATACAAAGAACTTTGTGATTTCTTAGCAGATAACCTTCATACTTTACCTCAAGTTTTACAAGAGTTTGTTGTACTCAACGATGTGATGACTTACAGCTGTAATCTTAAAGTTGTAGAAGATCCTTCTTTCTTCGTAAAGGGTGTTCACTTTATTCCAAATATTGCTAATTTACTAGAAAAACTAGAAAGCAATATTGACATTGATTTCTCTTTAGAAGTTGTGGAGGAAGAGTTTGATAGCGTTAATTGATGGGGATGTACTCCTTCATGCGACTCTCTGGGAAACAACTAATGAAGAGGCTGCAATTGAAAAGTTAGAGTACAATATTCAGGAGTACACAGATGGTGCTTTCTGTGAAGAGTGTGTTATCGCTGTAGGCCCTTATGATGGTAAGAACTATAGGGATGACTTGTATCCTATGTACAAGCAAACAACAATGAGGGTTAAGGGGCGCAAAGAGCGTCCCGCCCACTTTGCTAGAGTAAAAGAATATCTCTACAATCGTAAAGACGTTATCGTAGCTGATAACATCGAAGCAGATGACCTGCTTGGTATTTGGAGTCAACAGTTAGAAGGTAATTGCGTTATTGTTACTGTTGATAAAGACATGGCTCAATTGCCAGGTATCCACTATAATCCTAGAAAGGAACGATACTCTATAGTAGACAAAGATAAAGCTGATCGATTCTTTCTTGAACAGCTACTCAAGGGAGATCCTATGGATAAAATCCCAGGATTACCAGGACTAGGTGATAGAAAAGCTGAGAAGATTCTAGAATCAGCTAAGACTGTTAAAGAAGCTGTTAATCTAGTCTTAGACAATTACTTTCTTGTTTATGGAGATGACTGGGTAAACTACTTTGTAGCTAATGGTAAGTTACTATACCTACAAAGGAAAGACTATGATTGGTTCACACTAAACCTCTTCAAGGAGAGATTCTTAGATGATCGTGCTAGAGTATGACGACAAAAACGGATGCTATGCAGCAGTACACCGTATACCTGCAACTGAAAACAAACCTGTTAGCTATAAAGTAGAACTCTGGGAACAGAGAAATTGGTACTATTCAAAGTCTTTCCCAAGCTTTGAAAAGGCTGAAAAGCATTATTGGGACAAATTGAAAGAGGAGTTTTTATGAATTTCAATGATTATTTCACTTACAACGACGGTAACCTGTACTGGAAGGTGAGTAATAGCCCAAGAGCAAAAATAGGATCTATAGCTGGTTTTTATGATAAGGGCTATCGTAAAGTCGAACTGAAAGGTAAAAAATACTTTGTTCACCGAATAGTATATGCGATGTTAGTAGGTCCTATTCTTGAAGGATACGAAATTGATCATGTTAACGGTATCAAAGACGACAATCGAATTGAAAATCTTCGCTTAGCTACTAGGCAGGAGAATCTAAGAAACCGAGGAGTTAATCAAAATAGTAAAACAAAGATTAAAGGAGTTTCTTGGCATCAAGATAAGCAAAAATATCACGCTCAGACTACATTAAATGGGGTAACAAAAAACCTTGGTTACTTTGACACTGCAAAAGAAGCTTCACAAGCATACGACAAGGCAGCAAAAGAACTGCACGGAGAATTTTATATGAATTCTAATAAGGAGTTAGTTGAGTAAAACAGGCCATTGGGACCACACAGGATTAAAATTAGATCCTGATAGTGCGGTCGGCTTTGTCTATCTCATAATTTACAGAGAAACAAATCAGAAATACCTTGGTAAAAAGAACTTCAAAGGTAGAGGAAAGCTCAACAAGGGCAAAGAATCTAATTGGAAGTCCTACACTAGTTCTAGTAAGTACCTAGTGGATCTGATTAAAGAAAAAGGTAAAGATCAGTTTGAGTTTATCATTCTAGATCAATACTATACAGCTGGCGGGCTCAGTTTTGCCGAAACTTGGAGTCAAGTTTTCTCTGAAACACCAAGTAAGAATGATGAATTTATGAATAGATTCATCGACAAAGTAACTTGGAAGGTAACTGAGCCTGTTACAGATCAACATAAACGACGATTGAAACACTACATGAGGAAACACAAGTATGGTGATTAGCTTAGCCTCTATCCTTATCTTTTGTATAGCTTTATGGTCAGTAGTATTTATAGCCGTATTCCTAGCTGTAATCCTAGCATCTTAAAAGAGGAAATACAAGTATGTTAACTGATTTATTATCTATCTTGTCACTTAGTATAGCCTTCTTAGCCTTATGGATAGCATACTGTAATCATGCAACTTGGAAACATAGAAGCCAATTACTGAATGAGATTTTTGATAACTATGGAGTTTGGGATGCTTCCTACTCTGAAAAGATGGATAACTATCTAAAAGTATCTTATAATACTCATATGTTTCGTTTAGTTCGAGGAAACTGGAATTGGAGGTCTTGGTACTATGAAACCGAGTAAAGAGTTGATTGGTTATTTAAAAACTAAAACTATCGATCCAGAGGGTTATCCTCTGCTAGACCAAGCTCAAGCAGTTTTGCCTGTAGGTATCATGAGAACTGTTATAAGCTTGCTAGAATTTCGAAGAAAAGACATTGTACCTAATGAAGAAGAACCATTAGATGTAACTAGTTAAGGAGACTCATGGGAAAGATTTTAGTACGTAATCAACCTTGCTTACGTTGTAAGTCAAGTGATGCTGTTCAAATTTATGAAGAAGGTCCTGCAAAGTGTTTCTCTTGTAAAGCTGCCTATGATTACAAGAAAGAGTATGCTAAAAAACATGGTACAGCAGAAGTAACTTATGTTACAGATAGCTACCGTAGAAGTCATTATAAGCAGGAGATTAATCTTGACGACATTCTTATTTTGCCTACTCGTGGTATTTCCGATCGTCTTATTACTAAGAAAGTAGCTGAATTCTTCAATGTCAAAGTAAGCTATAATGAGACAGGGGACATTGATCGTTATTATTTTCCTATTGCAAATTTAGAAGGGAATGTAACAACAGGCTATAAAACTAAGAATCCTAAAGATAAGTCTGATCAGTACTGTATAGGAGAGGTCAAAAATCTCTTTGGTATCGAACACTTTATGAATGGTGGTAAGCGTATCGTTATTACAGAAGGTGAAGAAGATGCTATGGCAGTAGCACAAACTTCTCTACAGAAGTATGACGCTATCTATCCTGTAGTTTCTATGGGTGGTGTTAGTCAGCTAACTTACTTGCTAAGTAATCGAGATACTCTCCGTAAGTTTGAAGAGATCGTTATTTGGTTTGATGCTGATGAGCAGGGTCAAAAGGCTTCTAAAGAAGCTGCAAAGATACTTGGTGCTGACAAAGTAAAAATTGTCAAATCAAATGAAAAAGATGCTTGTGATACTCTTAAAAATCATGGGCTAGTAGATGGAACTAAAAAAGCTTGGTCTTACATTTGGGATGCTAAAGCTTATAGTCCTTCTGGTATCCTTCCAGGAGAAGAGACTTGGGAACGTTATAATGAGTTTAAAAACTTAGAGTTTGTTCCTTGGCCACCCTTCTTAAATCGATTAAACGAGTTAACTCATGGTCGTGCTCTTAGCACTATCACTATGATTGCTGCAGGTACTTCTATTGGTAAGTCTACAATGCTACGAGAAGATATCTTTCATCTTCTTAAAACAACAACAGAAAAAATCGGCTGTATCTTCCTTGAAGAAGATGTAGGCGAAACTGTTGGTGGTATTATGGGGTTGTATCTAAACAAACGACTAGGTTTGCCAGGAGTAGAAACAACTGAAGAGGAAGAACGTAAAGCTTGGGAAGCTACTGTTGGTCAGCCTAATCGTGTTATCCTTCTTGATCACCAGGGTTCTGTTTCCGATAACGGGCTTATAGATAAAATTGAGTACATGGCATTGAATGGTTGTAAGTATGTCTATCTAGATCATATCACAATCGCAGTCTCAGATACAGAGGATGGAAATGTTAATCAAGCTATCGACAGGTTCATGTCCGATTTACTTAAAATCGTCAAAAGGCATAACATCTGGATTGGAGTTGTATCACATCTTAGAAAAGTTAGGTCGGGGGAAGACTCATTTGAGTCTGGTGCTCCGATTAGCGAAGACGACCTTAAAGGCTCTGGATCGCTTAAGCAAATCTCTTTCCAAACGATTGCAATTTCAAGAAACAAATTGGCTGAAAACGAAGTGGTTCGTAATCGTAGTCAAATCTACTTACTCAAAGATAGGAAAACTGGCAATACAGGTCCTGCAGGTGCGTATAGATTTAACTCAGCTACAGGTCGTCTCGAAGAAGTTGAAAAGAAAGATGAAGATGAGTTTGAAATAATTCATACAGAGGAAAAACCTAATGCTTAAACTAGAACGATTACAAGTATTTGACATCGAAGAAACTGTAAGTTTAGCTGAAGAGTTTAATAAAGTCTATGGAGTTTCTGATAAATTCAATCGAAAAAAGATGAGAGCTATTTTAGAAGCTTCTTTAATTTATGATAAGACTTACTATACTTCTGTTCTTAAAGAAGAAACAAAAGTAGTAGGTCTGTTTGTAGGGCTATGTACAGAAGGTTTATTCTTTGACGAACGTATTGCCTCTGAGCTAGGCTGGTATGTTCAAGAAAAGCATAGAGGGCTTTGTAGTATTAAGATGCTAAAAAACTTTGAGACTTGGGCTAAAACAGAAGCAAAAGCAGACTACATTTCAATGATGTACACAAGTAAGATGTCAGACTTAAGTAGGCTATACAAAGGACTAGGCTATGAACAAGCAGAATACACATACAGTAAAAAACTGTAATTGGGATTTCTATTGTCTTGCAGGACCACTAGGTGATAGCTTTTATCAATGTAGAGTCTGTAAACATAAAGTCTTAGTTAAAAGTTATGAGTTAGTTCCAACATTATCAACCCAGAATGAGTGTTTTAAAAATGATGAATAAGCAACAGTACTACCTCCTAAAGCTAGCAGAAGAAGCAGCAGAGTTAGCTCAAGTAGCTATTAAGTGTGCTCAATTTGGATTTGACGAAGTCCATCCTAATACACTAGAGAAGAACTACGAAGCTCTTATCAAGGAGTGGAATGATGTTCTTGCTTGTGCTATCCTAGTAGAAGGAGAAGATGATCGTTTTCAATATGATAGCAATGTAGATCTACTAGATATGAAATATACTAAAATCGAAAAGTATCGTAAAATCTCTGTAGGGAACGGTATGAGCCATGATTAATTTTAAGAGATTACCTCTTAGCTATAAAGCAGAAACAACTAATAATAAGAAACTAAGAGGGCACTATGGGACTATTCGAAACACAGGTCAGCAGGAAACCTAATAACTATCCTGAAACACAACAATTTATTGATGCAATGTGGGCTGGCTTTTGGACTAGTAATGAGTTCTCATTTAAATCCGATTATGCTCAATTTAAAACAGTTTTAACAGAACAAGAAAAAGAGGTAGTTGTTCGTACGCTATCAGCTATTGGCCAAATTGAAGTAGCTGTAAAGACCTTCTGGGCTAAGTTAGGTGACCATCTACCTCACCCCTCTATCAAAGACTTAGGTTATGTTATGGCTAATTCTGAAGTTATTCATAATATTGCTTATGAGAAACTGCTAACCGTTCTTGGGCTAGAAGGTGCTTTTGAAGAGAACTTAAAGAAAGACGTAGTTGCTAACCGTGTTAAGTACTTGCAAAAGTATTTAGAAAAGAAGTACAAAGATGATCGTAAACAGTATGTTTATGCTATTTGTTTGTTTACCTTGTTTGTTGAGAATGTATCGCTGTTTAGTCAATTCTATACAATGATGCACTTTAATCGTTTTGATAATGTTCTAAAAGATGTAGCTCAACAAATTCAATACACACGCAATGAAGAGATGCTTCATGCTCAAGTGGGTATCTATCTTATTAACAAGTTGAAAGAAGAGTATCCAGACCTATTCGACGAAGAACTAAAAGAAAAAATTGTACAAGAATGTCAAGCTGCCTTTGAAGCTGAATCAAAAGTTATTGACTGGATTCTACAAGGTTATACTAGTAAACACTTATCACAAGACATACTAAAGGCTTATATCAAACGTAGGATCAACGATTCTATGGATCAAATTGGTTTTCCTAAATTAGAAGAAACAGCACAGGAAAAAGAATTGTTAAAACAAACACTTTGGATGGAAGAAGAAACACTTGGTTCTAATATGACTGACTTCTTCCATAAACGTCCAGTAGAATATGCTAAAAATAATAAAAGTTTTGATCTAGGAGATATTTTTAAATGAGTCAACCTTGGTACTGGGTAACTAAAGACACAGAAGACTTTATGTCTAAAGGAGGTAGTTATCTTCGTGATGGAGAAACTGTTCAAGGACGTGTAGCAGATATTTCTAATCGCTTTGCTGCTATTCTAATGAAAATGGGAAGTAATTCTGATTTAGCTCAAGAGAAAGAAGATAAGTTTTACGACTACATGTCTAAAGGTTACTACAGTCTAGCGAGTCCTGTATGGTCTAACTTTGGTCGTGAAGGTTTACCAATTAGTTGTAACAATGTTTATGTACCAGACGACATCGGTGGTATTCTTCAAAAAGCAGCAGAAGTAGGGATGCAAACAAAACATGGAGCGGGAACCAGTGCTTATCTTGGCCACATTCGTCCTCGTGGCACTCCTATTAAGTCTGGTGGTACCGCTGATGGTCCGACTCATTTTGTAGAGATGTTTCAAACCAACACGAGTGTTATTAGTCAAGGAACTACTCGTCGAGGTGCTGTAGCAGTATACAACGATGTTGAGCATCTAGATATCCTAGAATGGTTATCAATGCGAGAAGAAGGTTCTCCAATTCAAGACGTTAGCGTAGGCGTTTGTATCACAGATGCTTGGATGGAAGACATGTTGGCTGGTAATGAGGATAAACGTAGAGTATGGATGTCTATTATCCGTAAGCGCTATGAATCAGGTTATCCTTATATCTTCTGGACAGATACTGTAAATAACTCAGCCCCAGATGTCTATAAAGATCTAGGGCGTCGTATTTATTCAAGTAATCTTTGTTCAGAGATTGCTCTATCTAGTACAGAAGATGAGTCTTTCGTTTGTGATTTATCTTCAATGAACATGGCTCGTTGGGACGACTGGAAAGATACAGATGCAGTAGAAGTACTTGCTTTCTTCCTTGATACCGTTATGGAAGAGTACATCGAAAAAACTGCAGGTATTAAGTTTATGGAAGCGGCTCGTAATTTTGCTATTAAGCAACGTGCTCTTGGCATCGGTACACTAGGATATCATAGCCTTCTACAGTCTAAAATGCTTCCTTTTGAATCAAGAGAAGCAAGAGAACTTAATGAGTCTATTCATAAGTTCATTCAAGAAAAGAGTTTAGAAGCTTCGCAAGCAATGGCACGACTATTCGGTGAACCTGAGTTACTGAAAGGTTATGGTCGTCGTAATGTTACTCTTATGGCAATTGCTCCTACCACTAGTTCTAGCTTTATTCTGGGGGCTGTTAGCCCTAGCATTGAGCCTTTGGCTAGTAACTATTTTACTAAAGATCTTGCTAAAGGAAAATACACTTACAAAAACCCTTACCTCGAAAAAGTCTTGCAAGGACACAATCAGTCTACTGAAGAAGTCTGGCGCTCGATTTTAATTCGTGGAGGTTCTGTACAGCATCTTGAGTTCTTATCAAAGCATGAGAAAGAAGTATTTAAAACCTTTGGTGAGATTTCTCAGTTAGAAATTATAGTTCAAGCTGCAGATCGTCAAGCATTTATTGATCAATCTCAGTCTTTGAATATTACAGTTCACCCAAGTACCCCTGCTGGTGATGTTCATGAGCTTCTAGTAACTGCTTGGCGTATTGGAATTAAGACTATGTACTACCAACGGTCAACTAATCCTGCTCAAGAGTTGGTTCGTAACTTACTCACATGTTCAGCATGCGAAGCTTAAATTGGGAGGAGTATTTCTATTATAAAGAGGGTAATCTTTTTTGGAGAATAACCCTAAATAATAGAGCTAAAAAGGATAAACAAGCAGGGCATAAACATAACTCAGGTTATATACATGTTCAAGTGAACAAGAAGAGTTACAAAGTTCATAGGATAGTGTACGAAATGCACTTTGGGGTTATCTCTGAAAATTTTATTGTAGACCATAAAGATGGAGACAAAAGTAACAATACTATTGAGAATCTAAGACTGGCTACTCCTTCTCAAAACTTGTTTAATAGTCTAGCAACTAGTAGAAATAAAACAGGTTTCAAAGGAGTAAGATACTCTAATACTTATGGTGGTTACTATGCTCAAATAATGCTAAATGGTAAACAAAAACACTTAGGAGTATACTCTAGCGCAGAGTTAGCTTCTGAAGCATACAACAAAGCTGCTAAGGATCTTCAAGGAGAGTTTAATGTACTATATCGTAACTCGAAATGAACCACGGTGTGTATACTGTGAAATGGCAAAGAACCTTGCTAACAAAGCAGGTTTAGAGTATACAATCGTTCCTATAGAAACAATGTTAGACTTTATGAAAGATAATGGATTAAAAACAATCCCTCTTGTATTCAAAGATCAGATCTCAATGAGCCACTATATCGGTGGACACACTGAGTTTCAAAAACACGTCTACTCTAACTAAATAACTGCCCAGTCAAAAGCTGGGCTTTTTACTTAAACAAGCTAAGAGGTAAAAAATGGATATCCAAACACTACTCGTAAAACATGCAGCTGGTGGTTTTGAATGTGCTTTTCAGAACTCACGTGGTTCAGCAAGCTGCATGACAGGGTATATTGTACATGATACAGATCCTGAACAAGGCTACGTTAAGTCTAAGTTAGTACATGGTGCTTGTCATGCCGCTGTAAATACATCTATTAACCGTGAAAAGGCTTTAGCTGTTATTACCATGGCAGATAACACTCTAGTGAATAACGAGGGCGCAATAAAGTTCTATGACTGGTTAATCAATAAAAGTTTCTTCTCAGATGTCTTTCTTTGCAAAGATCCAGTACTAAGTTTGAAATATGGTTTTGTAAAACAGATTGACGTCTCTGCAGCTAAGTGGCTAGGTGCTGCTCAATTGTGTCGTCTAAGCACAAGTGAATTTAAAGTCTGGATGCATGCTGTTTATGACATCTTGGCTTCTGATTTTGATATTCATCCAATGTTACTTGTTATTTTGGCTACAGAACTATGTTTGACTACTGATAAAAAAGTAATCAAAGCAACAAGGGGGGCTTCAAAGCTACAAAGTATTGCTGGTAATTTTTACTGTGCTAATAGTTCTCATCTACCATTAGCTTATGTAAATCATGAAAAAATTCTAAAAGATATCTGTAAAGATGATCCTACAAAACCAATTGAAGCTAAATATCAAGGTACTTTTAGAGAAGGACGTTGGCCTAATAACAGCAATGGTATTCTTACAAAAGAAACAATAAGCACTAATCTAATTCAAAATTCTTTAGAGATTTCAGAAGCTTTAAAATCTCTAACTAAGGGTAATCCTTCTATGCTATTTAACTTAACTGAAGCTATGCTAGAAGTACCTTACCAGTCTATCTGGGAATCAGCTATCACTGAACTAAAAAGTTATGTTTACTCAAACTCTAGTAATGGTACCAATGGAGAAGGAGTACCTATCAACTTAACAGGTATTGAACTCTTTTCTAAAAAACTAAACCTAGGAGCCTAATAATGACTTATACCTTCATGATGAGCCGCTCAGATTACAGTATCTCTAAGTTGCTTAAAAAACTAGGCTACAGTGAAGCAGCTGATGGTAAGATACCTGATTTTATGGTTTTTGGTGGAGGTAGTGATGTAACTCCTTACCTCTATAACCAGCAACCTAAAGTAGGTACTTTTGCAAGTCAAGATAATGACTATCAAGACTTTTGTACAGTAATTGCCTCTAAGCTAAAACAGATTCCAATGCTAGGAATTTGCAGAGGTTTACAGTTGCTTCATGTAGCTAATGGAGGAACTCTAATACAGCATATCGACAACCATGCTGGGACTATTCATCGTATGTTAACCAGAGGTGGTAAGAAAATTCCTGGATGGGAAGACCTATCTGTTAATTCTACTCATCATCAGAGTGTTCCTGTTGAAGAGACTCACTATGCAGAAGAAGTTTACACAGGAGGAGACAGTGTAACAGAAGGAGTAGTAGCCTTAAAGAAAGGGTTTGTCGGTGTTCAGTACCATCCTGAGTTTGCTAACTGCCCTGAAGAAGGTGTTGAGTTCTTTACTGAGTTGTTGAAACATAAACTTGAAGGAATCCTATAATGTGTGGTCTAGTAGGAATTGTTGGGGCTAATCTGAATCCTCTACACTTAGACACTTTTCGTTGGATGCTACACTTTGATGTAACAAGAGGAGAAGATTCTACTGGCGTAGCTCTACGTAAGACAACAAAAAACAGAGCTTCAGTTATTATTGCAAAAGTTGAAGGTCATCCTTATAACCTCTCTCGTAAGTTTCCAGAGTTGTTTAATGACAAGGGTGTACTCCATTCAAAGACTGATGAACGTTTTGACTTTCTAATGGGTCATAATCGATCAGCTACTATTGGTGTAGTCAACTCAACTAATGCTCACCCTTTCCATCATGGTGATATCACTGGTTGTCATAATGGAACTATTCACGTAGGGTTGCTCTCTTTGCCTAAAGGAGAGGAGATCATTGGTAATACTGACTCTGAAAAAGTAATCTATGCTCTGTCTAAAGGCTGGACTATCAAGAAAATCATGGATACTGTAACAGGAGCAGCAGCCTTAACCTGGTGGGATTCTTCTGTTAAAACTTTCAACCTTTATCGAAATAAAGAAAGGCCGTTATTTTATACTCATAATGATGCTAATACTGTCTTTGCTTATGCTAGTGAAGATTGGATTCTTAGACTAGCCTTGACTAAAGGTAAACTACCTGAGTACATTAAGAATATTAAGGAGTTTCCTGTAGATCAACACCTTGAAATTGCACTAGAAGAAAATAAAGTAGTTAGTGCTCATTGGACTAATGTTGAGCCCTATACTTACAAACCACCAGCTGTAACTAACTATGGTAATGACTATTACAAGTCTAATCGTAGTGCAGATAAGCTACGTAACCATAAACTACCTACTTATCTAAAGGAGGTTAAGACTACTGAAACCTTTCGTACCGACTCCGGTTGGCTCGATATCAAAGACCTTGAAAAGAAAGAGTTTAACAACTTGGCTAAGTTTGGTTGCTCACACTGTTCAATCGATCTTGACTACGAAGACTACACACAAGGATTTGTAAAATGGTTACAACCCGATACACCAGTTTGCAAGTCTTGTGCTAACGAATTCAAATACTCTAACTAATCCATAGGAGTTAAAAATGGCTACCATCAATGGTTATGAGTTTCTTCTTGGCTGTGACCCTGAAGTCTTTGTTAAAAATGCTAAAGGAGAGTTTGTTAGTGCTCATGGTATGATTCCAGGCACAAAAACAGAACCTCTAAAAGTACGTAATGGCATGGTTCAGGTTGACGGTATGGCTCTCGAATTTGGTATCGATCCTGCCGCTACAAAAGAAGAATTTGTATATCGTGTTAATGATGTTTTATCACAACTAAAAGAAATGTTGCCAGAAGGTTACAGTCTGTCTATTTCTTCTATTGCTTCTTTCTCTGATGAGGTTATGAAAGCCCAACCAGAAGAAGCCTTAGAGCTAGGTTGTGATCCAGACTACAGTGCCTATACACTTGATAAGAATCCACGACCAAATCTACCTAACCCTAACCTACGTAGCGCAGGAGGACATGTCCATATCGGTTGGGGTACAGGTTTCCCTCATCGTGATCCAAAGCACATTGCTGCTTGTGCTGCTCTAGCTGCAGAGATGGACTATTATCTTGGTGCAGCTTCTCTTGCTTGGGACCGAGACGCTCTTCGTCGTTCTATCTATGGAGGTGCTGGAGCTTTCCGTCCTAAACCTTATGGTATGGAATATCGATCAGGCTCTAATCAATGGTTAAAGTCTGACGAGCTAATCGGTTTTGTCTATGATACTACTATTCGAGCTATTAAGAGTACCATGGATGATAAACTACGCAACAGTGTAAAGAATAAATCTTTCTTTAAAGGAGCACTCAACATTCCTTCAAAGGAGATTATTGACAGTAACTGGGCCTACTTAGGTGAAGCAATCTACAATGAGTTAAAGGCACAATATGTTTAATAACGATGCAGACTATGCCCGTTCAAAGATAACCGCTAGCTTTATGAGAGGTAATCAAGTAGGCTCTGGATTGTATAAGATCACTGACATTGTTAATCGAAAAAACAATGATCTATCTAAAGCTACAATCCTATCAATAGATGAAGAAGGTGAAGAAAAATCACTTAGTATCTCAGACCTATCTTTCTCCGTTGGTAAGTTAGGTTATGTTACAGACCGCTATACGGGAGCAGCTTTCTATCTAAGTAGAATGCCTATTCGTAGAGATTTTAAACAAGGCTTACGTTCTTCTCAACTATGCTTTGTTAGAAACGGTTCTTCTAATGGCTTACCTGATCATTGGCTAGAAAACAATGTAAAGTCAGTCTCTAACTGTTTACGAGATAAATACCTAGACTTTAATACCGTGTTAGAACTATCTGAAGAAACAAACTCAGATACCCCTCTAAGTAAAAACTTTGCTTTGAGTAACAAGTATAAGTTGTTATATAGGGGTTTCTCAGTAGGCTCTCTAAACAAAAAAGATAAGTTCAGCTTATCTACTCAGTTTAACTTTCTTGAAGAAGAACTAGTAAAGGAACTAGGTAATGACAAACTTTCTCGATAAGACTATCTCTGAAATTTTTGCTAAACGGAGTAAAAAAGGTCAGTTAGGGATTGAAGTTGAAGTTGAAGGGAAGGATCTTCCTGATGTTATCAATGGTAGCTGGTCTGTTCATCTTGATGGCTCTTTACGAGGAGAAGCTAAAGAGTATGTATTCATAGAACCACTTAATCAAGAGGAAGCTTATGAACAAGTCAATATCCTTTATAAAGCTTTAGAGGGTAAAGTTAACAACTCAATGCGAGCTGGTGTTCATGTCCACCTTAACTGTTTACATTTAACAGTTCGTGAATTGTTCACAGTTATGGCAGCTTACTACTGTATTGAAAATCTTCTAACAGAAGATGCAGGAGAAGAACGAGAAGGTAACTTGTTTTGTCTACGACTATGTGATGCAGACTATATTAACACTGGTATCCTTAATTGTTTGTATCAACAAGATCTGGTTGGAAACAACGGGATTTTCTATAACGAAAACTTACGTTATGCAGCTATGAACCTAGTTAGCATCTCTAAGTTTGGTTCACTAGAGTTCCGAGCTTTGAGAACTCCATTGCAAGGAGAAAAGGTTATCGAGTGGGCAGATACACTGCAAACATTGAAAGATAACACTCTAAAACACTTCAAGACTCCTATGGAACTACTTACCGCAATGTCAGCTAATGGTGGTGAAGAAGTTGTTACTAAGTTGTTAGGTAAGTATGCTAATAAGCAAATTGCTAAACCTAACTTTGAAGCTTCTCTGTATGAGAGTATTCGTTCAATTCAACACTGGGTCTTTCTAACAAACTGGGAGAAAAAATAATGGCTACTGAAAACTTCGTTTATCCTTATCGTCAAGGTTCACACAGTGCTATTGCTCTTGCACAAGGTATTGATGGGAAGGTTATTAAGCTAGAAAACTCTAAGTTTAAACCTAATGCAAAGAAAGTAGTTATTAACTGGGGTTCTACTGTAATGGACCCTGATATCTTAAATACAGTAAAGGTAATTAATTCTCCTGATTTAGTTAACCGTGCTAGTAATAAGAAAACTTTCTTTGAGTTAGCAAAAGAAGCAGGTGAAGCTGGGCCTAATATCCCAGACTTTACCTTCTCTAAAGAGTTAGCACGCCAGTGGCTAGCAGAGGAGCGTCCTAAGAAGATTTTTGCTCGTACAGTACTCGCGGGTCACTCTGGTGAAGGTATCATTAAGGTGGACACTCTCGAAGACCTTGAGCCTATTCCTGAGGGGACTATGCTAGTTGTTTATGTACCAAAGAAACGAGAGTTTCGATTCCATGTAGACAAGCAAGTAGGCGTTTTCTGTGTTCAAGAAAAGCTAAAAAAGAAAGAAGTACCCAATGAAGAAGTAGATTATCAAATCCGTAATCATGCTAATGGCTTTATCTTTGCTAAACAAGATATCGATGTTCCTGATGGATGCAGGGAACAAGCAGTAAAGGCTCTAGCTATCACAGGCTTAGACTTTGGAGCTGTTGATGTTATTTACAATGAAAGGCAAGAAAAAGCTTATGCTCTTGAGTTAAACACTGCACCAGGCTTGGAAGGCTCTACTATCCAAGATTACATTGACATGTTTAAAAGGTTGAAAGATGTATAACAGTCCAAGAACAGCTGCTTTAATTCAAGCTTTAACTAGCATTTGGAGTCCAGAGTACCTAGGCTGGTTTATGAAGAATCGAGACTCTTGGAGACCAATTAATCTCGATTGGAAACGATACTATCTAACTGAGCGAGATGCTCTAGCTAAACTTGTTTTAAAAGAGTTTAATACTCATCTTAACGCTAGAGGTAGTGTCACAACAAAAGATTTCAAGGGATACGAAAATGATTTAGCTATATTTAAAGAGGCTATGCTTAATGAAATAGAAAACTATCACTATAATGTAATTGATACTAAAAAGTTTTTTAACTACGTTCGATTGAGACGTTGTATTCAAAACTTCGAAGATAGAATGTTTGGAGACATCTTAAAGCTTACATCCAATATCTATAGCCATAGAGTTTCTAAAGAAGAGCTAATCGCTATTATTAATACTTTCTGTTATTGCTTTGCTGAAATAGCAGAAAATATCGGTAAGAAAGACGTTGATATAGCAGCTTTAGAACGACTAGAGTTACCTGTTAATACTGAAGAGCTAAAAGCTTTAGTAGAGTCTTGTAGTAGCTTTGGTGAGTTGTTTCCTTGGAGTAAATCAGATCAAGGTTTCAAATATTGGGCAGAAAGATTCTTGAACAAAAAGAAAAATTTTTGTCTCTATGTGTATGAATACTTAGAAGATCTAAATCCTAATCTAAAGTTAGCTAGACCAATGAATTATACTACAGTGGATTCAACTCTTGATAGGATTTTGGCTACAAAGAATTATATAGAGAAGGGTATTGATCCTTTTAGGATAGCAACTCGACCTTAAATAAAACAGCCCCGCTGGTAGAAATATTGGCGGGGCATTCAAAGAAAGAAAGAAAAATGATTTGGAAAGATTACTTTTATTATAAAAATGGAGAATTATACTGGAAAATTAATTCCGGAGCAGCTAAGATAGACTCTATAGCCGGGTGTTACCTTAAAGGCCACAAAAGAGTTGGGTTAAACCGCAAGCAATACTATATACATAGAATTATTTATGAAATGTTAATAGCAACTATCCCTGAAGGTTATCAAATAGATCATATCAACGGTATTAAAGATGATAATCGAATTGAAAATCTTAGATTAGCAACAAATAAACAAAATCAACAAAATAGGGGTGCACAAAAAAATAATATATTAGGAATTAAAGGAGTTTACTGGAATAAGAAAAGACAAAAGTATCAAAGTGATATCCGTGTAAATGGAGTTAAGAAACATTTAGGATACTTTGATAACTCGGAGGAAGCTTCTGCAGTTTATCAAAAAGCAGCTAAAATTTATTTTGGTAACTTTAATAAATTATAATAAAACAACCCTGCCGCCTCGTAAGAGGTAGCAGGGCTATAACTTTTCTTTTTTTTTTCTTTTAGTCTTTTCTAGAGAAGAAGTATTCTCTTAGTTCATTGCGAAGATCTTTCATTTCTGATTTTATTTCGTCAACAACTTTACGATCATCATCTCTTCTAGCATCTCTGTTAGCAATGTCTTGTTGAAGCATCTCTATTTTCTTGTTATTAGTTAAAACAGTCCTAACTAACCAAGCAATAGAAGCAAAGACAGAAGCAACTAAGCCTGTAATTATTTCATTTATCCAGTGTTCCATAGCATCCAGCATCAAATCCTCTGATAAGATCGTCACCTGCTAGAATAGTTTGTGGTCCACCGTCTATAATAAGGCTATCATTGAGTTTGTCTACCTTGGGAGATAGACCATCACAAAGACCCTTGTCATTTATTCCGTTTAGACTGCCGTTCAAGCAACCGCTTAGTAGCATCGTCAACAGAAGTATTTTGGCGACTGACCGCATCTATTCTTTTCCTTGTGTCGATATAAGTTTCCTGTTGTTTAATGACTACTTCTTGTGCTTTTACTTCTTTACCTTTGTTGTAGATAAAGAAACCTAGTCCTAGACTGAGTGAAAAAACAATAATAGCCACGCCTATAAATATTCTATTTGTTATCAAGTTCATCACGAGAATAATCTTTCTTCGTTACTAAATCTGTTTGTTTTCTAGCCCAGTCCATACCAAAGGCCGCTCCTACAAAAAGCATGAGAGGCCAAGCTAGTACTTGTAAAGCTTCAATACGTCCATAAAGACCCATGTAAGCTATGTAAACTAACACTAAGATAGCCGCCTCACGCTTGTAAGTTTTCATGGATAAGCTTTCCAAGTTAACTGGAAGTGTGGACGATCTAAGAAAGGTTTTTTACCTTTTACTTTACAGTCATGTAGATAGGCTTCTAGAGCATCAGCACTAGAGACCCTGTAATTTAATGCAAGATCCCAAGAAGCTCCCCAGAGCACTTCTACCTTTTCAGCAATAGCAGCTTTTCTCATAGCTTCTGCTACTGCATCAAAATGACTTGTAGTATTCCAATCGATAGTTCCGTTCACCCAAGGAGCTAAATCTACTGCATGACCATCTAGATGCCTAGATTTCATAGTTTGAGACTTGCCTGTAGCTACAAGTTCTTTTTGACGTTCAAGGGTCCGAAGACCCTCTACGACAGTAAAGTCTTGTTCTGTAAGGTTAATAGCTCGTTTAACAACTCTAGCTAAGTCAGGGTGAACTAGCTTTAGTTTCTCTAGAGATTTATTTCCTAGTTGATACATTTTATTCTTTCGGATAAGTAGATTTGACAGCTTTACACTGTTCAATCCAATCTAAAGTTGCTTGTGGTAGAGGCTCACCTTTTGAGTAAGCATCTAACCCTTTCATTATTGAATCTAGTTGATTACCAATTTCAGGGTAATTTTGTATACGCAATGCTGGAATGTTGTTTTTGATTTTAATTTCAGGCATAAATCACCTTTGTTTTATGAGGCCACAACTTGAAAGTTAGTTTTATAATTTGTTCAGGATAATCTTTTATTATTGTTATAAAACCATCTGTAATTCTACCATAAGGTTCTTCATCAATAAACAACTCAGTATTTAAAGGAATATTTTCAATTTTGTTATTTTCAGTTAAAAATAACTTATCAAGAACATTTTTGTTTGATTCCTCTTCTTTAACTAATTTACCTTGTATAACCTTATCATAAACCACATCAACATCAATATCTTCTAGAATATAAATAGAATTACTACTAATATTATATTTTATTAGATCTTCTTCTGAGCCTGAGATTACTGCAGTGATTTCTCCTGAATCTTTAAAAATTATTTTTTTCATTGTTTACCTATAAAACTTTTCAATTACAAGAGGAGTTGTTTGTTGATACCAAAAATCATCAAAGTTATATTTAGTACTAGATTGCGCATAATTACTTAGAATCATTTCCACAACTATCATATCATTATCTTCGATTGTTGTATCTATGGTAGTATCTATATAAGTAGTTACATTTATATCTTGATTAGCTTCATAAGCAGAAGCAAGATTACCTTTAGCGAAACGAGAGTTTAACAGATAAGGAGCTTCATTAAGTATTAAAACATTTTTGGTTCCATTGTTTCCAATATTCCAAACTTTTATATTAACCCAAATTGCACAAGCATATGCTGCAGTCTCAGCTGTGTTTAACAAGAAGCTAGTTCCATCTATTAAGTCTTTTTTTATATTAATAGACATTCTAATTTTATCTGTGGCCCAAGTATCTTGAAGCATGTAATCAAAAATTTTTACAGCTGCTCCTGGAAGTGCAGGATTACTAGGGTCAGTAGAATAAGTAGAAGCAGGAGCTATAATACAAGTACCAACAGTTGTGATAGATGTTTTAGCTGTAAGAACAATCGCCCTTGTACTTGTTACAGAAGCTACTTTAAGAATACCAGTTGTTGCTGTACCACTTAAAGCTCCAAAATATACTTTTTGTCCGGCTACATAACCATGATCTTCTAGCTCTAGTGTCATTGTTCCACTAGTAGTACCGCTAACTGTATCATTGTAAGTTAATTGAGTGTTACTAGTTAAAATAGAAACAATTGTAAACATACCTAAACTAGCAGTACCTGTTCTAGCTGTTACTTGAATTCTAGAACCTACTTTCTTGTAGTTATAGTTAGCATACCAACCACCTACGAGTGGAGTATTTAGAGTAACAGTAACGAGAGTCCCAACACGAGTATAGGTGGCATTAACCAGAGTAGAGCTAGAATTAGTTACAAAAAGAGTAGTACTAGCGGTTTGATTGTAGTTAGCTTGCATCATACCTGAGTCTGGATAGGTAACTACATTAGTAGTAACAGTAATAGCACCTTCTTTAACTTTAATTCTATCAACAGAGAGATTTGCAATAGCACCATTAGCTGCAGTAATAGAGTTTGCCGCCATGTTGGTAGCAGTGATAGCTCCTGTAGCAATAGAGTTAGAAGTTACAGTACCATTTACAAGTAAGTTACCGTCGATAAAGGCTGTTTGAATTTCCCAGAGTGAAGACGCATTGTAAATGTAGGCTGTAGTGCCTGTCACATGAGTTGTTGCTAGGATAAAGCGATCACCGAATATTGGAGACAACTGTGTAGCTGCATCAAACTTTTGGTTTATTTCTAGCTGAGTTAGAGTATTAACTTGGATAGAGCCAGCATTAGCACGCCACCATCCTGCACCTCTGTTTCCTTGAATGCCCACCCCATCTGAACCACCGATGCCTACAATAGCTGCAGTAGACCAAGCACTAATAGGAATAGTAGCTGTAGTAGTTGAAGAAGAAGCTATAGCTTGTCTTACCCAGAGATACTCTCCTTTTCCTAAGCTAGGAGGATTTCTTGTCCAAGTATCAGGTGATGTTAATAAATCAAAAGGTGGATTAGGACTTGGAAGACTACTTAAATCATCCGTAGCAAAGGTATAAAGAGCACTTCCTGTAAAGCTAGCAGGTGTAGTACTTGAAGTAGTTTTTCTATACAAGAATATAGGCTTACTATTTAGCCCATTAGCGCCTGCTGCTCCTGGATTACCATTTGTACCAAGATAGGATGTAGCAACAGCCGTAGACCATTCTGCGATATCTATAGTATCTGTAGCTGTGTTAGAGTAAGCTATGGCTTGCCTTGTCCAAAGGTATTCACCTACTACCATTCCAGTTGGAAGAGTTGTAGACCAAGAGCCTAAGGTTAAACCAGTTAACGCTTTTGTAGCAAAGGTGTAAGTAGCTGTACCTGAGAAAGATGTAGGAACTGTAGTTCCTTTAGCATAAAGACTCACTACCGCAGTATTATAACTTGCAGGTGTTTTTCTAAGTAACTCAGTTACTGAAGGTGTATCTGTAGCAACAACATCAATTCTTGGATTCCACATCCACACTTCGTCAGGATTTGCTGTAGTGTTATAGTATTGGTAAGATCTCATAAGTACTTGAGTAGTATCGGTTGCCATTCTATAGTCTGTTAGCTCTGAAACTTTATTGCCAGTTTCTAAGTCCCAAATACCACTTTCAGGATTTTTAGTGGTGATTGTTGAGTTTAAGGGATTCAAGTAGCCTACTACTAAATACCATTTATTATTTTCGGGTAAATTGCTAGCAAAAAAGTAAGCATTGGTGTTAGTAGTACCACCTAAGTCGAGAACTCCAGTACCATTAGCACTCAAACCTAAATACTTATAACCTGCAGTTGAAAACTGTTTCATAAACAAAGAAAATCTATAGGTTTTAGTTTGATCAATACTAACTAATGGTCCGTTAAAACCTCCATCAGCATCGTTGTCTACACCACCATTAATAGCTTTCCAAATTATACTAGAACCACCATAAGGATCAATACCAGTCTGACGAAGTTGTTCTGTATTAGTACCATTAGCTGACCAACCTAAGGGGTCAGAGCCTGTACCTGCAGTCCAAGGTAATTTGTTTTGATTTACTAAGATATTTGAAGTAGCTTCAGAGAAAATACTAGGTGTATCCCAAGTATAGTTTCCTCCACCTACTGTCTGTTTACCTAAACTAACCCAGATGTTTTCTAATTTGACAGGAACTGTAGAAGACCAACCTGCTGGAGTAGTTAAACTAGCGGTAGGTGTAGTAGGTTGGCTAGCTGAACTAATATAAATAGCAGTAGTTGATCCGCCATTAGCTCCGTTGTTACCACCTACTCCTACAATAGCTGCAGTAGACCAAGCAGTAATAGTAATGGAAGCAGTAGTAGTTGAAGAAGAAGCTATAGCTTGTCTTACCCAGAGATATTCTCCATTACCTATGCTTGGTGCTGTTCTTGACCAAGTGTTTGGAGAGAGCAATAGATCTAATCCACTTAAAATATCCGTAGAAAAATCATAAGTAGCTTCTCCTGTAAAACTAGCCGGAGCAGTAGTTGAAGTGGTTTTTCTGTATAGGAATATAGGTTTACTATTTAGCCCATTAACCCCTGGACCACCATTAGTACCAAGATAAGAAGTAGTAACAGCGGTAGACCATTCTCCAATGTCTATAACATCTGTAGCTGTGTTAGAATAAGCTACAGCTTGTCTTACCCATAAATAATCTCCTGAGACTAAAGCTGGAATAGTTTGAGACCAAGAGCCTAAACTTGCTGTTGATATTGGAGCTAGAGCTTTAGTACTAAAAGTATAAGTGAAACTACCTGCAAGATTTGTTGGAGCTGTAGCTCCTTTAGCATATAAAGTGACTACTGCAGTACTATAACCAGGAGCACCTGTAGCACCATCATTACCAACAAACTTAGCAAAAGTAATGTTAGCTCTTACAGGCAGAGTAGGAGTGTCACCTGAGTAGACATAGTAAGCAACATAACCGTTAGTACCTAGTGTATAGGACTGTGTATTAGTTGCAGCATTATCGGTATTAGCATAGATAACTGCTACTTGATCTGTTGTTGCTCTTTGGATAGTGAAAGAGGTTATTAACCCTGTACTATCTTTTGCAATAACTCTTGTAGAGTATCTACCAAGTTGATTAACTGATCTTACAGAAAACTGGTAAGTACCACTGTTTAAAGCAGTAATATCATAACTAGTTGTACCTGTTGTAGACAAGGTTTTCCAAGTAACACCAGCATCTGAAGACACTTCAACTAAGAACTGGCTAACAGAGATAGTATCTGGGTAGGTCCAAGTAAGTTTACCTGAGTTTACTCCAAAAAGACCAGTAGGATTTACAGTAGTGAATACTACATTACTAGGTGGAACTACTGAGTAGTAGTAGTCTATCTTTGGAGAGAAGTAAGCAACATCATCAGAAACATTCCAAGCAAAGGTTTCTTGACTATACTGTCTAGCTTCAATTTCTGCTGAAAGGTCTGAAGAAAGTTTTATTGATTCTACTTTCATTATTTCGTTAGTAAGATTATTACTAGCTGAAGTAACTGAAATAACATCACCAGGCTCTAATAGTAAACCTATCTTACCTACAATAAACTTAGCTCTCATTTCTCGTCTAGAAGTACGAACCATCTGTTCTGCCTTAGCAAGAGCATGATAAGGGTCAGAAGTGCAAGGTAAATAAATTTCTGTTTTAAGTAACTGATCTGAATCTTCGGTTAAATACTGATTATAAACATCAGAATAAGCAGTAGGCCAAATAACAGTATCATCAACAAAGTTTTCAAATTCGTTCATAAAACGAGCTGTTACTTGTGAGTAGCGTGTAGAAGAATCTGGAAATTCTAATTCCATTTTACCACGAATAATATCATCTTCATCAATAGTAGCTACTACTAAAGCTTCTAAGTCTTCTTGAGTTCTTGGAGCTTGAAGTGAAAGTTTATAAGTACCACCAGACCAAATTAGGTCAGCTTCTTCCATAGATTCAAGAATAAGTTCAATATTTTCTCTAATAGAACGTTCGCTATCTAATACTGTATTACATTCGTATAAGCAAAGATCTTTATCAGGTATACTAGGTTGGACTGTTATAGTACCATCTTCATTTTCTACATCTGGTCTACGACCATTGACACGTCCATCTTGAGCCTTAGTTGTAGCTATTGTTGTAGCGCAAATAACTTTAGCAATAAAAAACGATTTTAAATCAATAAAGCTAGGATCTAAACCTTTACCATAGACAGTATTAGTTAAATAATCATAAAGAACTAGTGCAGGATTATTAGTATAAGATTTTACAGTACTAACGTAATACTGATCAGTAGCACTATCATATAGAATATCTGAAAGACGTAATCCTTCTACAAAGAAGTTTACATTAGGAGAACCATTATAATTGTAGTCATCTCTATTTAAACGAAAACACATAGTAGCAAAAGCAGTATTTGTAAAAGTATTAGTAGTAGGGAAACCGTTAGCTGTTGCTAAACTGCTTGCTGAACCACCTTTTAAGTCTACAACAATTCT